TGGTGCTTGCGTGGGCGGTCATATCAGATGATCCAACAGCGATGGACAAAGTAAAATTGTTCTTCGATATGTTCTCACAACTCCCGTCATGGTTTACAAATCTTTGGATCCTTGTTGTAGCATCGATATATGGTATCAAGGGAACACAAATATTTAGAGGTAAGAAATGAATCTGACAAGAGATTTACAAAAATTAAAAAAAGAAAAACAACAGAAAGAATCTGCTACTGCTCAATTACGTAAAAGAAGTAAAGATTCAATTGCTAGACCTAAAGCAGAAAAAAATATATTATCAACAGACCCAAGGATGCAACAGATATGACTATTATAACTAAAGGCATGGGTGCTATTTATAAAAATCGTAAATCAGCACAAATTAAAAAGTTAAGAAATAAAGCTTTAGCAGTATTAGGTTTAGGAACTGCTGGTGCAGTAGGGGCAGGAGCTGTAGGAAGTGTTATGTCCAGTCAAAGAAAAAACAGAAAGAGAAAGTAATGACAAAACTATGTGCTAGAGGCAAATCAGCTGCCAAAAGAAAATTTAAAGTTTACCCTTCAGCATATGCAAACGCATACGCTTCAAAAATATGTGCAGGTAAAATAAAAGATCCATCAGGAACTAAAAGAAAAGATTGGGGACCTAAGAAAGCAAAAGTTGGAATGGCTGTTACTGCAGGTTCACAATCAGCTATGGGTAGATTAGAAAAGTCTGGAATGGCTAAAGCAAACAAAGGTGCAATAATACAAGTTGCAAACAAATTAGAAAAAGCATCTAAGGCTCACGCAGGTCAAGCAAAAACTTTAAAGTCACTTAAATTATCTAGAGGTGGTGGAGCCGCTATTAGAGGAACAAATTTTCAAGGCGTTTTTTAATGTCTAATTTCAATAAACTTAAGCTATACCCAACTGTTTCAATTAAGGGTGGCACAAACAAACAAGGACCAGTAAAAGTAAAAAAAGAATCTAGGAATTATGGTATAAAAGGTGAGTATGATCTTTACGATAAGAAAGATACAAAAATAACTATCTCTGGAAATTATTCAAAAAGTTCAGGTAGGGATAAAGTAACATACAAAGGAGAAGATTATGTCTTCAAGGGTGAGTCAGATCCTTCTTACGGTATTGGAATAACTTTTAAAAAGAAATTTAAAAAAGGTGGATATAACCAAGGAACTTGTTGGGATGGTTACGTTCAAAAAGGTATGAAAAAAAAGGGAAACAAAATGGTTCCAAATTGTGTCCCAGCTGGTAAAATGAAAACTGGAGGATTAACAAAATGGTTCAATGAAAAATGGGTAGATATTGGAGCAAAGAAAAAAGGTGGCAAGTATCAAGAGTGTGGAAGAAAATCTGCCAGTGGTTCAAGTCGGAAGTATCCGAAGTGCGTACCACTTGCAAAAGCCACAGCGATGACAAAGTCGCAAAAGGCCTCTGCTGTTGCCAGAAAGAGATCAGTAAGTAATGCAGGGCCAAAACCAACTAACGTGAGGACATAAAATGAAGATATGGAAATGGATAAAAAACTTATTTAAACCGAAAAGAATATCTCCAGATATTACATCGGTAAAACCGAAGGTGGACTTAACAGGTCTTACAAAAGGTGATATAAAAAGATTAAAATCACAAGGAAAAATATAATGCCTAGAGAAGATAGAACAAAACACAAAAGAATAGATCCTAAAAAAGATCCTAAAAGAAAATTTGCTCCAACAAGTCCAAGTAAGAAAATACCTAATCTTAGAAAAAGAAGATTATTAGAATCAAAACTTGATGAAAGAAGACTAGAATTAAATAGAAGAAACAACATGCTTATTAGAGCAAAGAAAAATACTCAAAAAATAGTAAAACCACCTGCTTCAATGATGATGGATACAACTACAAGTGCCTACGGAGATGCGGGTAGAGGTAGACCAGTTCCTGAATTTAGTCACGGTGGTGAAGCAAAAGTTAGAGGAATGGGTGCTGCAATCAAAGGTGGCAAATTCGAAGGCGTTTTTTAATTGCATCCATATTTAAATTAAGTTAAACAATCTCCATGATAAAAGGGGATAGCACCGAATACGAAATTCTTGAAGAAGCCTGTAAGACACTCGATACCGATGATCTTTTTACTGCAGAAATTGGAGTTAGAGAAGGACAAGGTTCTCAAATAATATTAAAAGAATTAATTGAAAAGAAGCATTGGCATATAGGTATAGATCCTTATGGTAATTTAGATTATCAACATTATGATAATTCTGGTTCTTACACAGCTGACTACACCAACACCATGAAACAACAATTAATTAAAGATTTAGATTACCCAAATTTTACTTTGTATCAATTAGGTGATGATGAATTTATGAAACGTTTTGAGGACGGAGTTCCCATTTACAGGGATAAAAAAGAATTAAAAACTAACTATGATTTAGTTCATTTTGATGGCCCTCATAAAACAATAGATGTTATTAAAGAAGCTATATTCTTTAGTGAAAGATCTAAACCAGGTACGGTGTTCGTTTTCGATGATTATCCAAAATTTGATATGGATACTGTATTAAAAATTATAGTTAACCAATATGGTTTTATGTTATTAAAACAAGGTAAAAATAAAATTTCATTAAAGAGAAATTAATGGACTTAGATACAATATCTCTAATACAAAGAAGACTCAAAAAAAGAATTAATCAAATAAAAGACCAAGCGTTCTACGGAGTTGACACCATGGAGAAACTACAATATGCTAGAGGGCAAATCAGATCTTTAGAAGATCTGCAACAGGATCTTAAAGACCTGCTGTCAACAACGGAGTATGAAGATGAACAAGTCTACGGAAATACCGAAGAGGACTGACGCACTTCTTAACGCTTATAAAGCTAAAGAAGAAATTGAAACAGTCCTTGATCCAGAAGCGATCGACAAATCAACATTAGAAAGTCTACCAACACCAACTGGTTATAGAATTTTAGTATTACCATTTGCGGGCCCTAAAAAAACTAAAGGCGGTTTATGGCTTTCTGATACAACACAAGAAACAATACAAATGACTACCGTGTGTGGTCTTGTATTAAAAATGGGAGATCTTTGTTATCACGATAAAGAAAAATTTCCAAAAGGACCTTGGTGTAAACTAAATGAATGGGTTATTTTTAGTAGATACGCAGGTTCTAGATTCAAAATAGACGGAGGAGAAGTAAGAGTTTTAAATGACGATGAAGTTATTTCAACTATAAAAGATCCCAACGATATTTTGCACCATTACTAGGAGGACTAAATGGCAGACATACAAGAAAAAAATCCATCAGTAGAATTAGATACAGATGGTGTTAACGATCAAACAATAGAAGTAGAAACACCAACAGAATCAGGTTCTGAATTTGAAAAAAAAGAAGAAGTTGATTTAGGTTACACAGATGTTTCTGGCGGTAAAACTGCTAAAGAACTTTTACAAGAACCTAAAGAAGAAACCAAAGTCGCTGAACAAGAGGTAGATGTTAAAACTGAACCTGAAACAGAGGGTGAAGGTCTTCAAGATTATTCTGAAAAAGTTAAAAAAAGAATTTCTAAATTAACTTTTCAAATAAGAGAGGCTGAAAGAAGAGAGAAAGCTGCAGTTGAATACGCAAAAGGTATCAAGAATAAGTATGAGACAATTGAAAAAAAGTTTAATGAAACTGATTCAAACTATCTCAAGGAATACGGTTCTAGAGTAGATGCTGAACGAGAAAAAGTTAAAAACACATTGAAAGCTGCGTTAGAAGCTAACGATGTTGATGCAATAACAGAAGCTCAAGATTCTCTTTCAAGACTTTCAGTTGAAAAAGAAAAGGTTGCTTTAGCTCAAGCTGAAAAAGAAATAAAAGCTAAAAAAACCGAAGAAGAAAAGACAGAAGAAGTAGCATTACAACCTAGCCCTCAAATATCCACAAAAGCTCAAACTTGGGCCGAGGATAATGAATGGTTCGGCTCTGATAGAGTGTTAACCTCTGCCGCTATGGGGATCCATGAGGATCTAATACAGCAGGGAATTGACGCAGAGAGTGATGAATACTATAATCAAATCAACAAACGTATGAAGGAGTATTTCCCTCAAAAGTTTGCACAGAAAACTACAGAAGAAGTTACACCTACGAAGCAACCCGTCCAAAACGTAGGTTCAGTCAGTAGAAGATCTGGAGGACGCAAGTCTGTGAAACTCACCAAATCACAGGTAGTTATCGCTAAGAAATTAGGGGTGCCGCTAGAGGAATACGCAAAATACGTGAAGGAAGGAGCCTAATATGAATAAAGTAAAAACTTCACGCGAGTCTGAATCTAGAACTAAACTTTCTAGAAAGAAAGATTGGACTCCACCATCCAGTTTGGATGCGCCAGCTGCACCGCAAGGATATGCACACAGATGGATAAGAACTTCTACTAACGGTTTTGAAGATCCAGGTAATGTATCTAAGAAACTAAGAGAAGGTTGGGAATTCGTTAAAGCCGAAACTATTTTAAGTGAAATCGGTGAACATGATTACCCTGTTATCCATGAAGGAAAACATGCTGGTTTAATCGGAATTGGTGGCCTTGTGTTGGCAAGGATACCGGAGGAGATATTGAAAAGTCGTGCTGAGTATTTTAGAAAAATAACTCAAGACAGAACAGACGCGGTGGATCGAGATCTTATGAAGGAGCAACACCCGGACATGCCTATCAATATTGATAGACAGTCTAGAGTTACCTTTGGTGGTAGTCGTAAAAAATAATTTTTTTGCATTACCTACTATAGATAGCTTGGATTAAATAAACTAACTAAGTTAAGGAGAACTGACAATGTCAAATCAACTGGAAAAGTTTGGTCTAAGACCATACAGAAAACTAGATGGTACACCATTAGCAGGAGCCCAAAACAGATATACTATTAAGCCGGCTTATGCCACTGCGATATACCAAGGTGACTTGGTTGTTCCTGTTTCTACAGGAAATATCGAAAGACATACTGGTAACACTAGTTATGCTTGTGTGGGCGTATTTAACGGAGTTTTTTATAACGATCCAACTACTCAAAAGCCAACGTACAAAAATTACTACCCTGGTGGAATTACACCAACTCAAGGCGATATTACTGCCTTTGTTGTTGACGATCCAGACGCAGTATTTTTAATGGACGCAGACGCGGCTTTCACGAGAGCGGATTTGTTTAAAAACTACTCTGTTACTACTGCAGGTGGAGTAACACAAACAGGAATATCAAGCGTACAATTAGATGTAAGTGCCTCAGGTACTGCAGCTACTTTTGCTGTACAAGCAATTGATATAACACAGGATCCTGAAAATCAGGATACTACTGTATCAAACGCTAACATTCTTGTTAGAATCAACAATCACTTCTATAGAAGTGGTACAGGTATAGCGTAAAGGAGATAAACTATGGCAATATCACGAAGTCAACTAGTTAAAGAACTAGAGCCAGGTTTGAATGCTTTATTCGGCCTGGAATATAGTCGTTATGAAAATCAGCATGCTGAAATTTTTGCGACTGAAACATCTGACAGAGCTTTTGAAGAAGAAGTAATGTTAAGCGGTTTTGCTTCTGCACCAGTTAAACAAGAAGGTGCTGGAGTAGTGTTTGATCAAGCAGGTGAAACTTTCACAGCTAGATACAACCACGAAACAATCGCGTTAGCATTCTCAATCACTGAGGAAGCGATCGAAGATAACCTATACGATAGACTTGCTGGAAGATACACAAGAGCTTTAGCAAGATCTATGGCAAATACGAAGCAAGTTAAAGCTGCAAACGTATTGAACAATGCGCAAGTTACTACTGTAACAGGTGGAGACGGTAAGCCTTTAATCGCTTCTGATCACCCACTTGCAACTGGTGGTACATTTGCAAACGTTCTTTCTGTTGCTGCAGACTTAAACGAAACTTCACTTGAGCAGTCATTAATTGACATTGCTGGATTTGTCGATGAAAGAGGCTTAAAAATTGCAGCCTCTGGAAGAAAAATGATTATTCCAAAAGAACTTCAGTTCACAGCGGAAAGAATCATGAAATCTCCAATGAGAGTCGGCACTGCAGACAATGACATTAATGCGATCAATAACATGGGTATGGTACCTGAAGGTTACAGAGTTAATAACTTTTTAACTGACACAGACTCATACTTCTTGTTAACTGATATACCAAACGGACTTAAAATGTTTGTTAGATCACCGATCAAAACTGCTATGGAAGGTGACTTCGATACAGGTAACATGAGATTTAAAGCTAGAGAAAGATACTCTTTTGGATTCTCAGATCCAAGATGTATTTTTGGTAACGGAAATTTACCAACTAGTTAATAGATAATAAATCTTTTTAAAGGGGCGTTGCATTTGCATCGCCCCTTTTTTTATGTTAAATACCAAAATGCCTGAAATCAAAAAATTTGATTTAAATAAAATTATTGTAGGCAACAATTTAAGTAACAAAGCTATCAATTATTTAATAAATAATCCTTGTTGTACTGATTTTCCAAACTGTAATCACCCTGTCTATCAAAGTGATTCGTTACTATGGAAAAATAAAGAATTCTATTTTTTAAATAAAAAAATTTATCAAATTATATGTGACCTTTATCAAAATATATTAGACCTTAATTGTAAGATGTGGGTTTATTATCAAAAAGAGAACTCGATACTAAAAGAGCCTGAATGGCACAATCATGTAATTGAAGGTGGAGGGCATCAATTATCTTTTTTAATTTATTTAAATTTTACTGAATTAGGCACAATATTTGATTTTGATGGTAAAATAAAAAGTATTCAACCAGAAACAAATGTGATGTATCTTTGGGATTCACATATTAATCATTCTCCGCAACCAGGTAAGAATATGAGGGAAAGAGTTGTTTTAGCTGGTGCTTGTAGTTTTGACCTATAAAAGGTATAATTATTCTACCTAGATTAATTATTATGTAGACTGGCTAGGCAGACGGTATAGAGACTACATAATCAATGCTATACAAAGGAGAATATTATGGCAAATACAACTTTTTCAGGACCGGTACGATCGGAAAACGGTTTTGAACAAATTACAAAAAATAGTTCAACAGGAGCTATTACAGTCGAAGCCACTTATGACGCTAGACCAAACTTTAGAACAACAGTAGATAACACTACTTTAAACACAGGTGCTGCTGTGACTACAACTTTGACTACTGCTCAGTCAGGAACAATTTTTGAAGTTGATGGAACAGATGACATTGTGGTTAACATGCCAGCTTTAAGCACAGCAAACGTTGGAAACACTTACGAGTTTTTTGTAACAACTGCTGTAGCAAGTGGAAAAACTGTTACTTTTGTTTTACCCGGTGCAGGTGTATCAAATTTCTTTGGTGCTCTTTCATTAATGGCTGGAACAGCTGCTAACCCAGCAAGTGATGTTGCAGGTGACACTTTGACTTTACCAGCGACAACTGCTGTAAACGCAAGAGTAAAATTAACTTGCATCTCGGATGATGGTACTAACTCAACTTATAAAGCTGAGACTTTATCAACTCCGATTGCAACAATCGCGTAATAATTAATTAGTGGCTCCTTCGGGAGCCACACAATAAGGAGAAATAAATATGTATATGGGTGATGTAAAATCGAAAACTTTTATTGACTCAAATGCTTCTTCTAATACGTATGTAGCAGCGGCTGCTCGACCAACCACTACTTTTACTTTAGCAAACACTTCTTTTGGAACTAACACCGCGAGAAAAATTACTGCGACTACTCTTGGAAACGAGTCTACAATCACAGTAACGATTGTTGGAACTGATGAAAAAGGAGCTGCTGCGACTGAAGTAATTACTTTACCAGGATCAGCGAGCACAACTTCTGGAACTACGACTGCTTTTTTAACAATTACTTCTGCAACTGTAAGTGCACAACCTGCAGCAAACGTATCTTTGGGTATGACTGCTGACGTTTTTGGATCTATCTTTGCAGGAAGAACAAGAGTAAGACAAGCAAACGTTGCTTCAGGTGGAGCTATTGGAAGCGTAGAAGTGAGAGATGAAAGTATTTCAGGAGATTCGTTATTGACATTGAGAACACAAGCGACTGAAGGGGACATAAGTACAGTAAACATTCCACAGGATGGAATTTTGTTTGCAAGTGGTGCTTATATAAGTTTCTCAGAAGTTAATTGTAATTCAGTAACTGTATATTTTGATGCTTAAAAAATTATACAATAGCGAGATATTAGGTTTTAGACGTGGGGGCGATGTGCAACCACCTAAAACCAAAAAGTATTTTAGACCTACCAAATCTGGTGCAGGTATGACTAAAGCAGGTGTTGAAAGATACCGAAGAGAAAATCCAGGTTCAAAATTAAAGACCGCAGTAACAGGAAAAGTAAAAG